ACCGCCAACTATCGCCTAATGATTGACAATCCTGGAACTGGTGGAGTCACCTATGGTTCTGTCGTAACAGGATTACAGAACGAAGTTACAGGCAAGGGTTTAGCCCTTACTGTTCACCCTTGGTTACCACAAGGCGTTGCACCAGTTCTGTCTTATACACTTCCAATCCCTGATACTGAGGTGTCAGATGTTTGGTCAAACTTTATGGTTCAAGACTATATGGGCATTCAATGGCCTGTAACTCAGTTCCAGTATGAGTTCTCTACTTACTTCCGAGGTACTTTCTTCTGCTCTGCTCCTGCTTGGAACGGTGCAGTATCAGGTATCCGCGCTAGTTAAGTAACTGGTTTGTGTTTGCGGTGAGCCAACGCGCGTTCACCGCAAACACATTCCGAGAAAGAAGGCGAAATGACTAGAATGGTAGGGCGTGACGGCTTTGTTAAGACGACAGATGTAGGCAACCGTACTTATCGCGCTGACCGTCAGGGTTTGTACGTAGTAGAAAATAGTTCAGATAGAGCAGCGATGAAGCGAGAAGGATTTACCGACGCTTCGCTCAGCCCATATGAGAAGGGCGACGCTGGTAGAGGATTTACCTGTGGTGAGTGTGGATTTGGTAGTTGGTTTCGGAAGTGTTCAAGATGTGGAAATGTGAACGGTGAGTCTGTACGAGACGGGGATTAAATGGCTGTTGGAATTACCACCGAAACGTTTGAGGAACTCCCTTATTTAACCCTTGCTGAATATCAGAACGCCCCAACCTCTATTGACTATGACAACTTAGTGGTTGGCGGTAATCAAGCCGCCCAAGACGCTGAACTAGAACGCGTGATTATGCGGGCGTCCTCTGAGATGAACGAATACTTCAATCAAAGTCTAGTGGCGACAGTTATCACCGAAACACAGAGAGTTCGCTTTACACCTGATGGATTTATAGCACTCCACCCAAACAATTCACCCATCGTTGCTTTGCAAAGTTTTCTTTATGGCTCTGACCCTAACAACCTCAACACCCTTGATGATCCATCTTTGGCTTGGTTTGAGAACCAGCAAATTATTATTCCTTTGACCACCCTTTCAACATCTTGGTCTAGTCAAGGACCTTTATCGTTTGGTGCTATTGGACCAGCGGGGGCAAGGATATTTGTTAGATACACCTATGTGTCGGGCTTTGTAAATACGGAAGTCGCCACAGCCGTAGCCCTTGCTAGTAGCCTGACTGTACTTTCGGGGGCAGGAATTGTCGCGGGTTCAACCTTAAACATTTACGACGGTGCAAATGACGAGAAAGTAACAGTAGATAGCACTTATGTCTACGGCTCAACAACTGTTCCCTTGACCTCAGCCCTTGTTTTTAGCCACGCGGCAGGTGTCGCCATAGGTAATTTACCAGCCGTCTTGAAACAATGCTGTGTGCTCTTGACAACCTCACTTATCAAGATGAGAGGCGACGGCTCTATGACTATGGCAATTACAACTTCTGCCTCAGAGAATACAACCGTCCGTTATCAGTCGGAACGAGAGATAGCCCTAAAGATGGCAGACAGATACCGTAGGGTCAGATAATGGCAGGGCGTACAGGCGTTCGTAAGACGCTATCGGACTTTATAGCAAACCCGCCGATTGACACTCTGAATCAAGTCTTTACCTCGTTTCCTAAGAGGATTAACTTTCAGATCAATTCGGTGGCAGGGCAGTTATCTAGGGCAGTCTGTGTAGTCTTTATCAACTCCGAAAATGAAACTCGCTTGGCTATTGGTGGGGCAACTGGTGGTTGGAAGCGCGTTGATTACGGAATCACGTTACAGATATTCCACCACTCTATGGTTAGAAACTCCGAAGATGCTATGACAGCCTTCGACACGCTGATAGATAACATTAAAACACGATTGCGCTCTGACCATAATTTTGGCGACACTACTGGTATTCTTGTTTGGCAAGGTGCGGAGCCTTTAATAAATGCTCTGTATGGCGAGCCTTCTACGAAAAAAGAAGGCGCAACAGAAACCTTCGCAGAGTTGAACTTTATCGTTACCGAGATGATACAAGCATAGGAGCATAATGAAACTGATATACAACGGAGAAACAGAGCAAGTGTTTCCGTCGCTTGGATTAACTCTTAACAAAGGCGACGAGTTCGACGCACCAGATAGTTTTAGCCACGCTGATTGCACGCCGTCAGGCAAGGTATTTAGTCCTAAAGTAGTACAATCGGAATCGTCGTCAGACCTAAAAGTAGGAGTTGAATAATGCCATTACAGCCATCAGCAGGTTCGTTCGTAGGAATTGCTAAAGAAACAACAAAAGGTACAGTCGTAGCACCGTCAAAGTTTATTCCCGTTTCAAGAGATAGCCTAAAGCCGCAGGATATTGTTGACCCGCTATATGACACAGGGCTACGCGGTTCTAATGTAGTCAATTACGCATATATTCCAGGACGCACTCGCTCAACATTTGATTTCGGCGGTTCTGTATTTGCCGATGTTATTGGATTCCCGATTGCAGGATTACTTGGCGCGGTTGCAACAGTTGGAGCCTCTGCCCCATATACACACACAATTTCTTTGCTTAATACACTCACCGAAGATGTAGATACTCAGCCAACCTCGTACACACTCACAGATTTTTATGGTGTAGATGTTCGCTCATATCCAGGGTGTCAATTCTCAGACTTCTCACTCAAGTTTAATGCTGACGGTATGTTGGAGTTTGACGCAAAAACTACTGGCTGGCTATCTTCAACTGTTGCTGACCCCACTCCGTCATTCAGCACAGTCCTGCCAACTCCTGTATGGCGTGGAACTGTATCTATCGGGGGTGGTGCAGTATCTACTTCAATGAACGGAAATATAGATATGAAACGCGCTGCCACTCCTGTTTATGGAATTGCAGCAACACAGAATCCGTATCAGATATTCCTTGGACCATTAGAGGTAACAGGAAAGATTACTTTCCTTATGAATGATGATTCCGAACTTCTTAACTTCTTGAATAATTCACAACCTGCCGTCGTTCTTAACTGGGCTTACGGTTCGGGTGCAACTGAGGTTCAACTACAAGCCACGATTACTGAGGGTGCTTACACATCAGCCGCGATTGAACGAGGTCAAGACTTTGTTCAAGTGACTATTGACCTTAACGCACAAGCGAATACAACTGACGCTGGTGCTTCTGCTGGGTTCTCGCCTATCAAGTGGGTATTGAAAAATGCTTACGCTGCGAGTGTCTATAACTAACTAGAACGGGGCAGGTGGGAGAGATAGCGCGAGCCTTCCCGTTATTGAACCCATCTGCTTCGCTAGGTAATAAATAGGAAGGCGATTATAGGAAGGCGCAACAATGTCTAGAAAGATTACACTCCCGTCGGGGGCGACAGTTACATTAAAAGACCCATCACTTCTACGAGTTAAAGATAGAAAACGCGTATTAAGATCATCTGAAATTGAAGGTGGCGAATTAACTAAAGCACTTGCACTCGGTGACGCGTTAATTGCTATGTTAATTGAAGAGTGGTCGTTTACTTTTCCAATTCCAGTTACTCAATTAGATAGTCTTGATGAATTAGAAATGCGAGATTATGACTTCTTGGTTGAGGAAACTAAAGAGGCGCAAGGCTATTTATTCCCAACGCTAGTACAGACGGTGGAGAACGAAACAAACCCAAAAGTTCCTACCGAGGACTCCAAAGGCTAAAGTGGCTACTGGAAGGTGGCGAGCGCCGAGGTGACTTGGACTATCCTGATGATGAGTATTATTACTTTCAGATGGCAGATAGATTCGGTTGGACACCTGAGCAAGTAGATAACTTGCCAGCCAAACAAGCGGATTGGTTGCTATCAATAGCCTCAACTGTAGATCAGATCAAGGCGGAGAGGATGAAGTAATGGGTGCTATAACGATTATCAATCTGCCCGATGTGCTAAAAGGCTTTGATCTAACAGAGGCGAGTATTGACAGAGCGGCTTTCCAAGCAACCTTAAAGGCTTCCGCGAAGATAGAGGATGTGGCAAAAGAGAATGCTAATACTGGTATGCACACAGCAGGAACACCACGACTTCAAGGAACTGGACCTGGACCTAATCAGATCTCAGGGAACTTAGTCAGCAAGATCGTTTCACAACTACCTGTCAAAGGATTTCGTGGATACAGTTCTGAAATAACATCGTCGGCTGAATATGCTCGCGCCGTTGAAATGGGATCACCTCGTTGGAAATCGGGTGTTAAATACCCGTATATGGAACCCGCCGCGACTACACTTATCAACAATGGAACGCTTAAGAGAATCTTTACTAGCGCGTTCATAAATGCGATAAGGAGTGTGTAGATGGCTCTCATTCCACCAATCCTTATTCAATTACAGGCAGACATAAGTGGTCTTAAATCTGGCTTGGCTCAGGCTCAGGCTGGTATTAAAGGGCTGGACGACCACGTTAAACAATCTAGTGCTGGTATGACTAACTTTGTCAGTAATATAAAAAAAGTCGGTGCGGCTATCGGTATTGCTTTTGTTGGCACTCAGGCGATTTCGTTCTTGAAATCATCTGTAATTGCCGCTAATGAGGCAAGCCAATCACAAGAAAGACTTGCTAAGTTACTGTATAACACAGGTGGCGCTACCGAGGCACAAGTTAAAGGATTACTAGAACAAGCCGAAGCATTA